TGCGGTTAATGCAGCAGCTATCACTGGTGTGACTGCTGCGGCTGTTAATGGCACATTTGTGATATACGCAAATGACACAGCAACTAACGATGGCAGCACCGCCAGTGGTGGTATTGTGAGCATTGAACCCAATGCCAGTGGTGCCGCATTGTGTACTGCGCTTGGCATTCAAGCAATTGAATATTTGGCTCCAATTTTTCTGTCTGCATACAGTTATGGCGCTCCACGCTGGAGAACTTCAGATACCACGCCAAGACCCACTGGATCTGTATGGAACAATGTTAGTCCAGCCAACAATGGTCTAGCTGTACAATTGAAACAGTATAGCGCCGCGTTGGGTGAGTGGGTGTTACAAAGTTGTCCAGCATTTTTCAGCACCACTGATGCAATCAATGCATATGATCCGTCAGGCGGAGGCAGAAATATTCCAGTAGGAACACTGTGGGTGCAACCAAATGCTAACTTTGCTGAAACAACACCAATGGCTTCTCAAGGATATGAATTTTATAGACAGTGTGCTTTTGGACAAACCATAGTTACAGGCACTACAACACCTGGTGTTAATGGTGATAGTTTATTTGTAGCCGGCAATAGATTTACAATATCTGCTTCTCAAGCAGGCAGCACTACAGCTAATGCTGCTACGGTTATATTAAGTGGTACCAGCATTGCTAGTTTTATTGCCAATGTCAGTGCAGCCAATATTCCTTATGTGTCTGCTAGTGTTAATTCAGCTGGTAACATTGTATTCACTCACAGTCAAGGTGGATTAATTGCATTATCAGCAGTGTCTGGATTTGGTACTCCAATTACTACTGCTGGATTCACAGTAGATACTCCTTACGTTCGATTGTCGGTCACAAATTACACAACATTGATATTATCTAATTTCTGTAGTGATCCAGAATTTGAATACACTTCTAGTTCTACTGCACCATATCAGGATCCAGCTGATGGCAGATTGTGGTACTACTCAACTCCAACCCAAGTTGATATCATGATTCAAAACAACGGTTCTTGGTTGGGTTATCAAAACGTTACCAATGATGTTCGTGGGTATGACTTGACACAAACCAATGCATCAGGACCAATTTGTGCTGCCACAGCACCTACAACACAAAATGATGTGTCATCAAGTGCTCTGGTATATGGTGACTTGTGGATTGACACTAGCGATTTAGAAAACTATCCTTTGTTGTATCGTTGGGAGGCCGTGAGCGGAGTGGATCAGTGGGTGTCAGTTGATACCACAGACCAAGTCACACAGAATGGCGTGTTGTTTGCTGATGCTCGTTGGGCACCAAACGGCACAACAGATCCTGTTGCAGACCCAATTCCGACCATTGTGAGTTTGCTAACCAGTAATTATTTAGATCTGGATGCACCAGATCCTGCACTGTATCCACAGGGCATGCTGTTGTTCAACACACGCCGTTCAGGTTACAATGTCAAGAGCTATCAAAACAATTACTTTAATGCTACCACATTCCCTGATGACACATTGCCAGCTGTGACCAGTACCTGGCTCACAGCGTCAGGTAACAAGCAAGATGGCAGCATGTATGCAGGTCGACTGGCCCAACGTCAAATGATTGTGGCAGCAATGAGATCAGGATTGGACACCAGTTTGGGTGCTAGAGAAGACACTGCACAGTACACACTGATTGCAGCACCTGCGTATCCAGAGTTGATTCCTAACATGATTGCGCTCAGCAATGAACGCAACAACACATTGTTTGTGGTTGGCGATACTCCAATGCGATTGCCAGCAACTGGCACTGACATCACAACATGGGCAACCAACAATAATGGTCTGGGCACTGTGGCTGGAGATGGACAATCTGCTACCAGCAATTATGCTGCTACTTTCTATCCAAGCTGTACAACTGTAGACTTGAGTGGTAACACAGTGGTAACAGCACCAAGTCATATGATGGTTAGAACAATCATTCGCAGCGACGAAGTTAGCTATCCATGGTTGGCACCAGCTGGTACCCGCCGCGGTGTGGTAGACAATGCCACACAAATTGGTTATATTGATGCTGCTACAGGTGAGTTCCAACCAATTGGTGTGAACCAAGGCTTGCGTGATGTACTGTACAGTTTGAATGTCAACCCAATTACATTCATTCCAGGCGTAGGTATTACCAACTTTGGTAACAAAACATCAACCACAACTACTACAGCATTGGATCGTATCAACGTTGCACGCTTGGTTGCGTTCTTGCGTGGACGCCTGGAAGAAATTGGTAAGTTGTATCTGTTTGAACCTAACGATCAGATCACACGCAATGAAATCACCAATACCTGCAACAGCTTGATGGTTGATTTAATTGCCAAACGTGCTATCTATGACTACTTGGTTGTTTGCGACTTGAGCAATAACACACCAGCTCGTATTGACCGCAACGAATTGTGGGTTGATATTGCGATTGAACCAGTTAAGGCTGTGGAGTTTATCTACATTCCTCTGCGTATCAAGAACACTGGAGACATAGCAGCAGGCCTGTAAAAATAGGGTCTAAGGACCCTATTTTTTGACCTCAAGTCTAAGATAAATAAAACTAGGAGATACATACAATGCCAAGTTCATCATTAAACAAAATGACAGTACCGCTTGCAAGCGATCAAAGCTCGAGCACCCAAGGTCTGTTAATGCCAAAACTTAGATATCGCTTTAGAGTGATGTTTGAGAATTTGGGAGTTTCAACACCAACAACAGAGTTAACCAAGCAAGTAGTGAGCTTTGCTCGACCTAATCTGACGTTTGAAGCAATCACGTTACCAATTTATAATTCAACATTGAAGTTGGCTGGGCGTCATAGTTGGGCAGACGTTGCTGTTGAGATCCGCGATGATGCATCAGGTAATGTGTCCAAATTAATTGGTGAACAGATCCAGAAACAAATGGACTTCTTGGAAATGAGTTCAGCTGCATCGGGTATTGATTACAAGTTCTTGACCAAGTTAGAAATGCTTGACGGCGGCAACGGTGCTAACGAACCGGTGGTATTGGAGTCATGGGAACTGTATGGTTGCTATATAGTGAGTGCTGACTACGGCCCAATGGCTTATGGTACTAACGAAGCAGTGTCAATTACCATGAATATCTCTTATGACAACGCCAACCAAGGCAACCAAGGTGGTGGCGGTATTGGTGCTGTTATTGGTCGTACCGTGAACGATGTTGTAACTGGTATTGGTACAGCACCCTAAGGTCTAATCAATGTCTAGCTTCGGCCAGGACTTTCTTAAAGGGTTTACTGCGACAAACAGCTTGCGTGATTACACTCACGCAAGCAAAACTTTTCGCACCAACGCCTACGAACTTAAACCCAGATTTAAATTTTTATTCCATGTTCAATTTACATTGAATGTAGAAGACATAAAGGCACTACAAAATTCCAAAATATTTTCAGCGACGCAAATTTCAACATTGAGCTTGGCTGTAAAAACTGTTGACTTGCCCAAATACAATATTGACGTTGCTACATTAAATCAATACAATCGCAAACGCCTTGTGCAAACCAAAATCAACTACGAACCTGTAAACATCACGTTCCATGATGACGGTGGTGACAACATTCGTGAGATGTGGTATCAGTATTATTCTTACTACTACAAAGATCCAGCACAGCAATACATCAGCAATGCGCCTACTTCTTATGGCACAGTCGGCCTAAATGCTACCAAAACAAATGGATTCAGTTATAACAGCCGAGACATTTATGAACAAAATCGTGTGGGCAGTGTGAGCGACTGGGGATACATTGGCGAAAACTTCATGGATGGCACACAAACAGCCAGTGGCAAACCCCCATTCTTCAAAGACATACAAATCATCGGATTTGATCAACACAAGTATGCTAGATACATCTTGATCAATCCGTTGATCACTGCATGGAATCATGATACATACGATTACTCTCAAGGCAATGGCACCATGCAACACAGCATGACCATACGCTACGAAACTGTAAAATATCTCAACGGCGGCCTTGGCAAACCAGATACTAATATTCGCTGGCCAGATACTGCACATTACGACGAAACACCAAGCCCATTGGCTCGTGCTGGATCTACTGCTACTGTCTTTGGTCAAGGCGGTTTGCTATCCACCGGAGAAGGTATCATGGCAGATTTGGAATCAGGATCAGTGGCAGGACTTATTGGTGCTGCACAAAAAGCCGGCGCGGCATACAACACATTCAAAGGTAAGAATTTGCGATCAATTGTTCAAAGCGAAGCTGTATCACTAGGCAAACAAGCTATCAGTCAAAACGGTGCCAATGCTGTTAGGTCAGTTATCAACCGAGCTGATGGCTGGGCGTTTCCTGTACAGTCAACTCAACGGGCAATTACTCGAGCCTATAATACTCCGGGTGCTGCTGAGATTTTAGCAGGCGGAGGCGGAGTATAATGTCTACAGGCTCAGTAAATTACACCAACACCAATCTTGATCAAACTGTAAGAATTTTTGATAGGTTTTATCAGTATGAGGCCAACGTGCCAGCAGCTGAGTATGATATTGTGTTGAGTTTTTTCAAACAACAAATGGGCGATGCCAGAGTAGCAGGCAACTTTACTGTGAGTTTGTTTCAAGTAGCCGAGCAAACAAACATTCCTGCACTTACTCTATTAGATAGCTTTCAAGGCACTAATTTAATGACCATCAATCTCAACATGGCCTATTACCTAAACAATATTCGTAGCAGAGCTACACTGCTGGGGGTGAATGTGCAACCAGTGCCCAACTTCTATGCTGCTAGAACAGTGCTACAATGAGCAA